CGGCAGGATAGGAAGATTAGACCCTGACGTTTATACCGAATACGGTAGCGAAATTATCCGAAGAATTGCAACTCAGCCTTTTCAAAACAACATGCAGGCCGTTTTCTTTCCTAGCTTAGAGCTTACCGTCGAGTCAGGAGTCGGCAATGATGCCGTACTAGACCCTCATATTACATTAGAAAGAAGTAAAGACGGCAAGACATGGAGCGGTCCAATATCCAGAAGCATTGGTAAGATAGGCGAGTACACTCACAGAGCAATCTGGAGACGCAACGGAAGAGCCGCTCGGTTTGAGATATTTAGATTCACTCTAACGGACGCGGTAAAGCCTGTGATTATTGGACTTACTGCTAACATTGTTGGGGGTGATAAATGACGGGTCCATTGCTTAATGTAGCGCAGCCAATAGTTGAATCAAATGGAACGATGGCATCGCCTTTCAGACAATTCACACAGGATGTAAGTTTAAGCATCCCTATAATTGGAGCGGGCAGTCCTGAAGGGGTTATTGGGGCTAGACAGTACAGCTTATACATTGACAAAAATGGATCTACTGGATCTATAGAATACAGGAAGATGTCTCCATCAATTACTGGGGATATCTTAAAGGGCTGGGTAGCGGTATGAATCAATTAGTAAATATGAAGCACAGAGAACAGATGGCAGAGCTTGAGAAAGCGATACTTGAAAGCCCTAATAACATTAAAGCTACTGAGCTTGAGTGCAATCATTACTTCAGCCACGGGCTCTATACGAGAGAGCTACACATACCCGCAGGGGTGGTGATTACCGGCGCGATCCACAAATACTCCAATGTGAATATACTATCAAAGGGAAGGGTTGTAGCTATTACAGACAAGGGTAGGGTAGAGCTTGAGGCTCCTTACACTCTTGTCTCGGGAGAGCTTACAAAAAAAGCTATTTACGCAGTTGAGGATGCTGTTTGGATTAACTGCCTTCCTTGGGATAAAGAACCGAGCGTTGAGCTGGTTGAGCAGGAATACATTATTCCTACATACGAAACAATCGATGGCGAAAGCCTAGATAAATTATTGGAGAAAGAATAATGGCATTCGCGGTAACAGCAGCAGCACTTGCAGGAGCGGGCGCAAGCCTTGTCGGTTCTGGCTTGGACTATAACGCCAGAAAGAAACAAGCCAAACTCCAAGAAGAGAACCGTCAAGATACCCTTGGCATAGTTGATTCCGCATACAATAGAGGCATAGAAGCCTTAACCCCTGCATACAATAACGCACAAGGCGCACGACAAGAGGGGATGAATAGAAACCTATTGCTGGCAGGACAGACTTTTCTACCTAGTATGGAGACAATGCGAGAAGGCAGCTACATGGCTCGGCAAGCACTGCTGGCAGGAAGAGAAAACAGCAGAAATGCAATTCTTGGCAATGATGTAGATTTTGGCGCTTTGCAGAATCAACAGCTCACTGACAGGTTCAGTGGTTTAACTGGATTGACTAACCCAGAGCCAATGAACTTTTCTTCTATGGCCGTGCCTACTTATGCGGATTCCGGGGTGTCTGAGTGGACATCATTCGACGCGCAATCATATCTAGCTCAAAACCCAGACATAGCCCAAGATTATGAAATGAACAAACAAGCCTTAATTGAAGGGGGCGATCCTCAGTTTAATACAATGGAGGGGTTTGCTAAGTCTCACTATGATAATTTTGGCAGGCAAGAGATAGACGCTGGGCTTCGGCCAGCTTTAGGCGGTCCAGCAAGGAGCTTGCCTCAGTCTAACGGCGCTCAAAGTCAACCGTTTAACGTCCAACAAGTTCAAAACATTTTTACAGCCTCACAAAGATCACCATTAGGAGGTCGCAATGTCCCTAGCTAAACTAAAAGCGTTTCCAGTTCCCGAAGCGGGTCAGAGCTTTACCGCTGAGGCGGTAGAAGGGGTTACGGCTTTATTAAATGCCGGGGAGATATCAATTAGAGATGTTTCCTCACACTTTTCGGTAGACCCTAATATAATAATCCAAAGCCTTACAGGAAGAGACCCGTCTGGGTTTACAGAAAAAACTGGCTCGATGGAAGATGCCGACGCAATGAACAAGCTAGTGTCAGCAGGTGTTGCAAACATTCAAGATGTTGCTAATTTCTACTCTGTCCCCCCTCAATATGTTGAAGACATATTTACAGTAGGCTACAACTACACGCAGGGACAAATGATTAACGCTAGAAATGGAGTGAACATTAACTCCCCAGAAGGAATTGCGGAAGCAGGGGCCACAGCTTCTTCTGGCGCGGATTTAACGACGCAATTTGAGACCCCCACTGCTGACCCTGACCCACAAACAGGCTTGTCAGGATCGGAAGAGGCTCTTACCAGTGGAGTAGCCGCAGCAATCAATGCACTAAATGCATCTAACACTCAAAACTCTCAAATGCTGTCCGATCAATATGATAAGGGGCTTGTCACTGCAACGGCTCAAAACACACTCGCCCAAAATCAGATTACAGACAGCACTAAGCTAGGGCTTGAGGGTCTTGACTCCGCTCAATTATCAGCTCAGGGAAGGCTGCAAGCCGGATACGACTCAGGGGTTTTAGATGCTAATACTCAATCTGACGTTGCAAGAAAAGATATAAAAGACAGCACCTCTGCGGGGGTGGAGGCAGCGCAAGCGGCTAATGTCGCGGCTGCGGGCAATCTTAATGATAGCTATGCAAAGGGATTGCTTGCTGCACAGGCTAGAGCAACTAGCGCGAGAAACAGTATAGGCATTGCCAATGTGTTTGCCAATGATGCAATCAAAAAAGCAAACGTAGCGGCAAGAGGAGACCTTAGCAAAGGAACTCAAGACGGTTTAGCTGCGGCTCTGGCTCAATCAAACGTAGCTCGGGACGACATAAACACTAACGCAGATCTAGGGATGGGGTATCTTAACCAAGGGGTCGACCAGGCTCGCCAAGATATCTCCGGGTCTTTTGACAGAGCCGAAGCAATGTACAACCCTTACCGAGAGGCAGGGGCAAATGCTTTAGGGATGCAACAGGCTCTCTCTGGGGCGCTAGGACAAGAGGCTTTTAACCAGGCATACAACGAGTCCCCTCAGATGGCTTTCTTGCGCGAGCAGGGAATGAGGGCAAACCTCGCAGGGGCAGGGGCGACAGGTGGCCTTGGAGGAGGAAATGTTCAGAAGGAATTGCAAAGGTTTGGGCAGGGGTTGGCTTCTCAAGGGCTTCAGCAGCAAATAAACAACCTTGGAATGCTATCAGGGCAGGGTCTGTCAGCGACAGGAAGCGCGGCAGGGACAGCAACGGCTGGAGGGTCTAACTTAGCAAACTTGGCAGCGACTAGAGGGCAGGCGGGGCAACAGTCTTATGAGAATAGAGGTTCTAACCTTTCTAATATCGCAAGCAATCTGGGCAATCAGCAGTTAAATGCTAATACCAATCTTGGCGCAAACCTTGCCAATAACAGCATGAGTACAGGCCAATCTCTCTCGCAGAGCATTAACAACCGAGGGATAAATTTAGCAAACATTGAGTCGGCGCTTGGCACTCAAGAGCTAAACACCAATACGGGCTTAGGCGCAAACCTTGCCAACATGAATATTTCCGCAGGGCAAACGGAAATGCAAGCCCTTGCGAACGCAGGAATTAACAGAGCAAACATTGCATCGAACTTGGGGGGTAATTTGCTTAATGCCAATACTAACTTATCAAATAACCAGGCCAATATTGATATTACTGGCGGCCAAAATCGTATGGCTGGGATTACTAATGCGGGGATGAATAGGGCTAACCTAGCGTCCGCACTTGGGGGTCAGGCTCTTGGAGTTTCTTCGGGTCTTGGTAATGCTCTGTTCCAGAACAACGCTAATGGCGCTAATCTTGTGTCAAATCTCAACAATAACTTAGGCATTAACTTGGCAACAGGCAGAACCAATGCAGGCAATAACATTGCGACAGGTGAAACCAATACAGCTAATAATATAGCGACCTCGTATGAAAATGAGGCAACGAATACACGAAACATTATTAATGCACAGCGCAACATGCTGATTGAGATGGTTGATGGCGGGTTTATTGATGAGGCTGCGGCGCAGACAAGGTTTGGTGAGATGTTGGCCCAGTCAGAAATGAGCAGAGGCAACGCCCAAG